GCCACCCGGAGCTTTTTCTGTTCAGATTGTTTTACTGTGTTCCCGACCTGCCGTCTGGCCGGGATAACCATTACATTTCCCATTAGATTGCCTCACTTTCAATGAGGCTGTAGAGGTATTCTGCCTGTAGCCTCGGATCTTCATAGTGTTGTTCTGCTTCTGCCATTCGGAAGAAGGTCGGCACCTTCTCAGGCTTCGCTTTCTTTACCCGGTTCAGCCTGCCGAGTTTACCTGCACGTTCCAGACGAATCGCTTCTGCCTTATCGAAAGTCTCCGGATCTATGATGGCCGGGTAGAAATCGTCGCCGAGGTAATGCCGGTTCTGCATCAGCCGCTTTGCCGAGCTGTGGTAGGTCTCGATCCCGGCCTCGATGGCGGCCTTGGACTGTGACATCCCGGCGAAGTAATTCTCGTAGAGCTTCCTGATTTTTGCTGCTTCTTCTTCGTTAATCACAGCGCAGCCGTTTTCGATCCTGTAGCCGTATGGTGTGTGTCCCATGCTCTCACTTCCTTTCCCTGAGCGTCAGGCCGCACTTGAGCTCGAAGCGGATGTCGCCTCTGGAATGAACGATGATACGCTTTACAAATCTTTCAAAGAGGTCATCGTCAAACTCATGCAGCATGGCGCTCTTTTCCGCAAAATGTATCAGAGCCGTTGTTTCCGTAACCTTAGTAACATCACCGGAGACCGTATTTTTCAGCGCCTCGATTTCATCCCGGAAGGTGTCCGCCTGCGAGAGCAGCTCGTTTGTCTCCTGACTGTAGAGCACCGGGTCGATGATTCCCTGCGTCATGAGCTTGGTGAGCGTTTCCCGCTTTTCGGTGTTCTGCGCCAGCAGGGTCTGAATCTGCTGAATCCTGCGGAGTGAATCATCCGTTGACACATTCTTTATTGCCTCCAAGTAGGGCTTCAGGATGAGCCGGTGTGAGAAGATCAGCTTGTTCATCATAGTGATGAATGCCAGCTTCAGCGCCTCGTCTTTTACAAAAAGCATGTGGCATTTGTTTTTATCCTCAATGTGGGTGTTACAGCACCATGCTGCATATTTGTACCCGGTACAGCTGTGAATCCGACGCTTGAACGTGTCGCCGCACTCTCCGCAGATGATTTTGCCGGAGAAAACATAGCGGTTCTGGTACTTCTCGGTGCCCTTGACGATGCCTTTCTCAGAAGCCCGCTGTTTCACAAAAGCCTGTGCCGCCTCGAAGTCCTCACGGCTTATGATCGGTTCGTGATGATCTCTGACCATGTACTGCGGCTGCTCTCCGTGATTGTTGTGCCGGACAAACTGTGAATCCGAGTAGGTTTTCTGGAAAAGACAATCGCCGACGTACTTCTCATTTGAGAGCATTCCGCGAATGGTAGTAGCCGTCCATCGTCCACCTCTCTTGGATGGCACGCCGCGTCGATTCAGGTCATCCGCAATGTCGTGGGTTCCTTTGCCGGAGAGCAGGTCTGCGAAGATTTCCTTTACCACAGTCGCCTGCTTCGGATTGACGATCATCTGCTCACCGTCCCAGTTGTAACCGTAGGGCGGGTAGCTGCATTTGAAGGTTCCGTTCTCGAATCGCTTCTGGATCGACCATTTGCTGTTTTCAGAAATCGAAACCGACTCGCCTTCAGCCATGCTGGAGAGGATCGCCAGAAAAAGCTCGCTCTCCATTGAGCCGGTATTGATGTTCTCCTTCTCGAAGAAAATGGGGATGTGCAGGGCGAGTAGCTTTCTGACCAGCTCCAAGCAGTCTGTCGTGTTCCTGCTGAACCTGCTGATGGATTTTGTGACAATGAAATCCACCTTACCGGCCTTGCAGTCATCAATGAGCCGGAGCAGCTCCGGACGCTTATCCTTTTTGGTGCCTGTAATACCCTCGTCGTAATAGAGGCCTGCAAACTCCCAATCATCACGAGAGGTGATGTAATTCTCGTAGTGGGTTTTCTGTGCCTCAAGGCTTTCAAGCTGTGCATCGGAATCCGTAGAGACGCGGCAGTAGGCGGCCACCTTGATTTTCTTGAGCTTCACTTTTGCGCTTGTCGCTTGCTCGATTTTTGTTACTTTTCTCAAGGGAACTCCTCCTTTCCGTACGTCTATACATCACTCTAAAGCGACTACATATCAAGGTATTTCTGGCATTATTTCCGCGAACAAGGGAGAGAAAGTTTCCCGATTGATGGCGGTTAATTTGTTGAATTCAGCCACAGAGATCAGGCCGTCATCGAGCATCTTTTTTGCGATATCCTGCGCCCTGCGATAGTCCAGATCGCCCTGAATCCGCTCCTGTGTAAAATATTCAGATTGAACATTCGGGTTTTCGTTTGGCATAACTTATCCACCTCCAGTTTCCACTGGAGATTCAGAGCCGATTTGAGCGGAGGAAAATAAAAAAAGCCTGCGGGCATTCCGAAGAACACTCGCAGGCATAGAGAATTGGATGTGCAGTTATTTCACTCTGATCTTCCAGCCAGTCAGAATGAGGTTGACGTTCTTGATGAGCGTCGGATTGAGCTTCTGGATTGCGGAAACCGTGGTGCCATACTTTTTTGCAATCCCAGAGAGGGTATCTCCGCTTTTTACTGTGTAATAGACAGGCGCGGATTCCTGCTTCTTTACCAGAGCGTTGACCTTGGCCTGCACGGCGGAGTAGTCATATCCGGCAGCAGTGAGGCGCTCCTTGCGGTCGGCTCCGTTTCCCCATTTGCCGTCCAGCACCTCTTGCGCCAGCTCATCCACGGTCTTTGTCGGAGTGGCCGGAGCGAGAGTGGCAGGCGTACTATCCTCAGACGTGGACTTTGTATATCTGTTGAAGCCGCCGTTCTTGATGATGGTCGGATAATCAACATATCCGTAGTCCAGATCCACGTTGCCGCTGATACCGTCCACAGAGCCCTTGGAAGAATACTGCCAGATGCCGTAGTTGCCCGCATAGGTGCATTTACTGGCATACTGCGCTACCCAGTGGGCGTAGGGCGTGAGCTTTGAATCATCCATGCGCTCTTTGAAGCCGGAAACAGCGGAACCGTAGATGCCGACGAAGTATCCGGCATCCTCCATCGTCTCACAGAAAGCGATGGTGGCCTCCGTGATACCGGCCTTGGCAGAAGCGGGCTGTGCCTCGTTATCCATATAGACCGGATATTCCAGCTGCTTGCCATTCAGGATTCGCAGGAAGCGTTCTGCATCTGCTTTTCCGGCGGCAGCGGTCACACAGTCCTTTCCGACAAAGTAATATGCGCCGATGGGAATACCGGCAGCCTTCGCGCCTTTGTAATTTGCTTCCCATTTGCTGTCCGTATAAAAACCGGCATCGGAGCCGCCAGCCTTGATGATGGCAAACTCGATACCCGCTTTTTTGACCTTGTCCCAGTCAATGGTTCCTTGCCAGTGACTGACGTCGATTCCTTTAATCGTCATGGTTGTTATCCTCCTTTGTTTCGATATTCTCACGGTCATGGAGTTGCTCTAAGACCGCCTTTAATTTTTCCGGGATCGGTAAGCCGAGATGAGCCGTGTTCTCGACAAGCGACAGTCCCTCGTTGGACAGATAGAAAAAGATGATTGCTGTACGGAGTACTCCGGGTTGTCCCAGTACTTGCACATCGATTACATTTCCTATGCCGACCAGTACAAAGATCAGTACCTTGCGGCAGATGCCCTTAAAGCCGACCTCACTGGAGAGCTTCTTATCGGCAATCGCACACATAATTCCGGTGATATAGTCAAAGATCACAAAGATTAGTAGAGCAATTAAGAGCCCGTCGCAGCCGCCGAGAAAGTAGCCGAGCCAACCGCCGACAGCTGTAAAAACAAATTGAATGGTGTTCCAGAATTCTTTCATGAGAGAATCCCTCCTTTGTTTATGCAAAATAAAAGCTGCCTGCATTTTGCAGACAGCCTCGTGAACTGTATCCGTGTATGAAGTTATATCTGTTTTGGAAGTGCCTCCCAGAGCCTCATATCCTCCTGCCCAAGTGACCACATGGCAAAGCCTCTCACTCCCCAGCGGTAGGCCGCTTCATTTGCCCAGTAAACGAGCGAATCCACGTCCTGATAGTAGAGGATGGAAAAGCCGTCTGCGTCTCCGAGAAAGAGCCGCGCTATCCAGATATCGATATCCTTTGGTGTGATGGTCACCGTATAATCGTTTCCGCAGGTCAGGGCAAGCTCGTGGGAGTGGTAGAACTCATAATCCAGCGAAATGCCCTCGCTGCGTGTCGCATCCTCCTCAATATCCGAGGTCAGCGTAAACACCTGAAATTCGGTATCCCACGTAACATTCGACCGGCTGATCCTGCCGTACTGTGTGACGGTGCCATCCGGGAAGGCCACATCAAAGCGCTCGTAGGGTTCATAAGTCCACGCATCGCCAAGGCGCAAAAGCTCGCAGACCGTCCGGCTATCTGAACGATATCCGGCATAGCCTCCGGAAAAGTCGCTAACTGTGGCCGTGAAGCGGAGCGTATAGGACGAGCCGGAATAGACGCGCACCTTGTTTCCACGGATACGCATCTCGACCGTGTACATGGATGGATCAGTACGAAGGTCGGCATTTTCCGTTCGCTCGATTGTCTGGCTGTAGCTGCCAAGAAGTGTGTTGCCGTTATAAAGCTCCACAGTCTGTGAATCGTAATTCAGGCAGCAGAACAGATCGCCGCAGAATACTCCGGCCTTGCCGCTTCCTGTTGCCAGGAAGGCCAGCCTTGCCCGCAGGTGAATATCGGAAAAGCCGTCGTATCGCCATGCGAGCTTTCCGGAGCCGTCAAGCTGGGAGTAGACGCGGCTTTCGGAATATTCATCCTCGCGCCATACCGTCCATGAGCCTGAAAGCGCCGTGTAGTAGTTTGTCTCCAGTACGCCATAGTCCCGGAAGTCCTCATACCAGATAAGAGCGGAGTCCGGCTTCCGCCTGAGCATCTCGCAGGTGAGCTTGAAAGCCCTGTCCGGCTGGCATTGATTTCCGTCCACATCGATAAAGTGACGAGGTGAGAGCGTAAAGGTCGCGCTGCCCGCAGAGGGAGCTTCCGAAAAGCTGCTGCAAACACGGTAGCCGTAAAACTGCACACCTTTAACATCCACGGATATTACGATGGTGTGCGTCCCGGCAGACAGTGAAATGCCGCTGGCGAGCGTCGCCCAGAAGGTGCTCCTCCAATATGGCCACCAGAGTCTGCTTTCCGTAAAATGCGTCGTGCTGCCGTCAATCGAAATATAGATGCCGTTCTTATCCCAGAAGGGATAGCAGAGCCGGATGGCAATGTCATAGGTTCCGGCGCTTGAAACGGAAAAGGTATAGGTGGCAGAGCCAGCGTCACCAAGAGTAGCCACACCGTTTTCAAAGGATACGATGCCGGAGTAGGTGCTGGTTGTTCCGTCCGCGTCCACATAGATAGTGCCGAACTCTGTGTGCTGCTCTTTGCTGTAGGATGTCAGATAGTGCCGTCTGTTATAGGTTCCGTTCATCAGCGGATATTCATAGCTTGTGGCGTCCCGGCCTTCCATGAAGTCGTAGACCTGCGGAAGCGCCCAAGGCACCATATCGTAATCATCCCAGTATGCGAGGATCGGGATGAAGGGCTGCGGAGGAGCATCGTCCGTGAAGTTATACTGTCCGGTCATCCAGTTCTTTGCCGCGTAGTAGGTATTTGACGTCCCGCGATAGGTTTTACCGAGGTTTGCGGGGAGATCATAAATCTGCCAGTTCCAGCCGTATGCAGGCAGGCCGAAGAAGATCTTCTCCGGATTCATGACCGTGACCGCGTAGTCGTAAATGCCCTCAAGCCAGTCCCTTGGAGAGACGGCACCGGGAGCAGAGCCCGCCCACGCCATACCGTAGCTCATGATGGCCGCCGTATCGCAGTAAGCGTCAAGGTCGCCGTAAACGCACCAGTTCTCACCGCCGACCGAACCATTAATGGAATTCATACCCGGTAGGCAGATGTTCATGAGCTTGCTGCTGTCATAGCCTTTTACCGTGTTATAGATATTCCGAAACATCGCCGTGGAGGCAGCGTGCGTGGAATATCCGTCGCCTTTTTCAAGGTCGATGTCAATGCCGTCGCACCACGGATATTTTTCCATGATGCGGACGATCTCCGAAAGAAAGGTATCCTGTGCGCCGTCCGTATTATCCCGGAGAGCTGCAAAGATACTGTTCGTGCCATCATTGGATATCGTCAGCAGCCATTTGATGTGCGGCCATCGATTGATGTATGTCAGCATATTGGAAATGGTCACGCCGCTTTCTGTGATGACACCGGTGCGTGATACCTTAAAAGAAAAGAGACCTACCTGAGAGAGACGGTCTCCATATGCGGCAAGCGCCTGATACATTCTGGAATTGCCCATGAATGTCCAAACCATACACTTGCGGCCTTTCAAATAATCATAGCTCACAGGGCATCACCTCCGTCCTGCATTTCCTGAAATTCTATATAGATGCGAGCCGACTTTTTATCCTCCACAGTAATCGGGTGCTTGCTGTCACCGGCAGCAGAGTATTGAAAAAAGCCGTCCTTAGTGGTCGCTGCGCCGTTCTTCAGACATTCCCTCGTAGAAGCGAAAAGGTCAAACTCATCACCGGCAGTTGCGGCAGCTTTGAAGGTCGCCTTATGGGCACCTTCACCCAGCGCAAGCGAGATGCTTCCTGCAGCCATTGACTGAATCGGATAGACCTTGTAGTCGAGACCGGCAGCGGTGGAGCCGAGGTTGAAAATGACGCAGGTCGCAGCGGAGCGGACGATGCCGTTATAAAATCTCTTTCCGGTTGTGGCATCATCGCCGTCGTATTTTTCCAGAAACGTTCCGGTGTTGATGACAAAGCCGGTGACCTTGTCGCCTTCCTGCAGCATGAGGTCGGTAAACCAGACTGAGCCGGTGCAATCTATGACGGTGGGTTTTACCGAGATGTTTACGACGCGTTTATCCTGCT